GCCTTTGCGTCAAGATGGTCACGAAGCGCGTGGGCATCGTCAAGGTTTATTGGACGCTTCCGATTGGACGCAGACTGCCGATAGTCCACTCACAACTGCAAAGAAAGCAGCTTGGGCGACATATAGATCAACGCTCCGAGATTTACCAACGGTAGACGCTAAGTGGCCTGTGGTCGAAGAAATCACTTGGCCTACTGAGCCTAGCTAATGGCTAAGATCGACAAGAAGTCTATGGCTTGCAACAAGCCTCGTCGCCAAAAAAGCGGCGGGAAAAAGTTTGTTGTGAAAGCTTGTGACAGCGGCAAGGAGCTTATCATTCGTTATGGCGATGCAAATATGTCCATAAAGAAAGACCAGCCCGCACGTAAGAAATCTTATTGCGCTCGTTCTGGTGGCATCAAGGGTACTAACAACAAACTATCAGCTAACTACTGGTCAAGAAAAGCGTGGGACTGTGCATGAGTTTAGTCGAAAACATCAACAAACGCCGTAAGGCTGGAAAGTCTCGCCCTAAATCTGCGGGAACCGTGAGTGCTAAGTCTTACAATGATATGAAAAAAGGCTGGCCCAAATCTAAGAAAAAGAAAGCGAAAAAGTAATGGCTAAAAATCCAGTAATTAAGAAGGGCTGCAAGACCGCAATGGCTGGCAAACCTATCATGAAAAAATCAAAAGGACTGAAAAAATAGCAATTAAATCTGATCTTAAAGACTTGATCGCACTTTCTGAAAGTAGGGGTTGGTCACACATTAACAAAGTCATGGAGCAAGAAATCTTACAACTTGCTCGTAATATGGCGAACACACCAGAGATGACGATGCAGCAAATGGATTTCCAGCGCGGAGCTATTTGGGCAGCGGAACAATTACTAAATGTGCCAGAACGACTTATTCATAAACTGCAAGGCGAACTGGCACTAGAAGATGCAACAAGATACTCCGCTAAGGCCGAGTGAAAGGAACCATTATGGCTGCTAAAGACGAAGACGCAATCAACAGAATTTCCGCTAAAGCAATGGGTGCTGAAGCCCCCAAGACTGAAGCTCCAAAGCAGGGATCAACCCCCCAAGAGCAAGCAAACCAAATCGCCTCACCTCAGACTGAGGGGGACAAGGCTCAAGAAGCGGCTGTAATGTATAAGATCAAGATGGGTGATGGTGAAAGAAACCTAACCCCTCAACAGATTGCAGGGACATATGAGCGTTATCGTGACCTAAACTTTAAGCAAGGTCAGATGAAGCCTATCAATGATATTGCCGAGCGCATGATGAAGGCTGGCAATGCCAATCCAGAACAAGTAGCCAAGTTGATGCAAGCTTCTTTACAAGCATTTACTAAGAATGCTCAAATGGGTAAGGCCCGTCCAGCGGGCGATGGTTCTGCCAAGGCAGAGCAACCGACACCAAACGCTCAACAACCTGACATGAATGCTGAGTTTAAGAAGTATGAAGACGAAAACGCCATATCCCTACCCCCAGGATATAGAGAAGCAGAGGCGCGGTTAAATCAACTTGAGCAACGTGTTGGTCAGTCTATGAATATGATGCAGCAAATGTCTCAGCGAATGGGCCAGCAAGCACAGCAAGGGATGCAATCATCTCAGCAAGCTCAAGGTGATCGTCAATCTGTTGTTCGTGATACGATTGCCAACAATCTTGATAGAGCACAGCAAGCGGCTGGACTTCCTGACGATGCGGTTAAGGACTTCCAAGCTTACGCTGGTGAGCGCGGATATACGGCAGAAGATTTTGCAGATGCAGCATTGACCAACAAGGTTGTTCAAGACTTTGCCAATCAAAGGAACACTCCTGAGTTTGAAAGACTAAGGGATATGTCAAGCCGTAGGCAAGCCTACTTACAAACCCAATCTGGCGGGCCTGTTTCGGCTGCTGCTGCTCCCAAGCAAGATAGCACTATGGGACGCTTGGCTGCTAAAGCAATGGCAGAAAGAAATCCGTAGAAAAATAAAATAAGGGACGACACGTAGGGAAAAATTCTTATTATTGAATTTGAACATGGACGCTACGGCCTCACCGATTGTTCAACGAAATTCGGGAATTAGAAGCTGCGTGTTTTCCGTGCTTATAAAACCCCTTGAAACCTAATCCAAAGTAAGGAGACTAGCTATGGCTGGTATACAAGGACTTCGGGGTACTGGTGAGTTCACAACTGACTTTCGCCCCAAGAACTACCGCGAATTATTTTCACTGCTCGAACCAAACGGGAATGCACCGCTTCAAGCTCTCTTAGCTATGACAAGTTCAGAAGCAACTGACGACCCCTCTTACAAAAATTTTCGTGACGAATTACCCTCTCGTAAATTAAAAGTGAACGGTGCGGTAGCTTCAACGTCTACAACTTCGATCACTGTCGATAGTGGAAATGACAACTTATTTGCTGTTACTGGCACTATCATTGTAAACTCTGCAACGGGTGAAGTCATGCGCTGTACTGCTGATAGCGGTGCAACAACTTTGACCGTCGAGAGAAACATTGGTGGTACATCTCATCAGATTGCAGATGATGCAGACTTATTCATTGCTGGAACGGCGTATGAGGAAGGGGCGAATAGTCCAACTGGTGTGAGTTTCGATGCAACCGTTGCAGAAAATTTTACTCAAATTTTCAGATCAGCTTTTACAGTCACCGAAACCTTGAAGGCCACAAACCTTCGCACTGGTGACAAAGAAGATGAGATGGCTACTAAGGCATTGAAAATGCACATGATGGACATCGAGCGAGCGATGTTTTTCGGACGCAAGCATGAAACAAACGGGTCTACTTCACAGCCTCGTCGTTTCACGGGTGGTCTAACTACTACACTATCTAATGTAGTTGATAGATCAACAGCATCTAACACCATGACTGAGGATCAATTTGATCGTCAGTTAATTGAGAACATCTTTGCGTTTGGTTCCAAACAAAAAATCATGTTCTGTGGTGCAAAAGTTGCTGGTCACTTGCAGAAGTTTGGCAAGGATCGTTGGAAGCCACATGTCATTGAGAGCACTTACGGTGTTAATATGACAGGCTACGAAACTTTCGCGGGTACACTTGCGGTACATCTCCACCCACAGTTCCGTATGGTTCCTGGGATGGAAAATGCTGCGATCATTGTGGACTTCCCATTCTTGAAGTATCGCTATCTGGAAGGACGCGACACTAGCTTGCTACGTGATCGTCAAGCTCCTGATGCTGATGCGGTCAAGCACGAATACCTGACAGAGTGCGGCCTAGAGTTGCTCCAAGATAAGGTACACACTCACATTAAAAACTGGACGAATATCGCCTAAGTTTTTTGTGAGGAAAAACAAAGAGGGGGGCTTTGGCTCCCCTTTTTATTTGGGACGATTAAAAGGGGAAAAACAGGCATAAATAGGTATAGCAACTTTAAAGGAAATTATCATGCCGACTGTAGGAAAGAAAAAGTTCCCGTACACTAAAGCTGGAAAAGCGGCTGCTGCAAAAGCTGCCAAAAAAACTGGCAAGCCAATGAAGAAAAAGAAGGGTTACTAAATGACCCGTAAACGAGCAAGAACAGACGAGGGACATTTTGTGAAAGATGATCCCGATACTCCTGAGAATGAAGCTTACGTCAACCCTAGCGACACGGCAAAGAAAAACCGTGCTCCTAAGAATACTAACAAGTCTGCTTTTGTTATGTACGTCTCAGCCAATGAAGAGAATGCGGCTTTCGATATTATCTTAGATGAGGATACTAAGGTTAGTGGCACTTGGGATGAAAACCGTAGCTTTGTTCATTGGAAAGTCCCTAGAGCAATCAATGAAACCATAAAGCTTCACCACCACATTTGGTCGGGGCGCATTTTGTGCTGCGAGGATGATTGATGGCAGAGGTATCAGTAGCAAAGCCATTCGCGGCGGGTCTGAAAAGTTACACTCCATTAGAGAGTTTAGTTAGAAGCTCCCTTACTAGATCGGGTAACTTTTCGCCTTCCCGTGTTGATGGCGAAATCATGATGATGATGATTGAACTAGCTAACCGAGTTATTGAGGATGTCCGAAAACATCCTTATTGGGCTGGTGGTGACATTGATTACTTCAATGACCCTACGGAGTGTCGGGATATTCCTGACATGATTATGATCGATGGGCTAACGGCCCATTATATGATCCAGCAAGGTTCTGAGAAGGCCAATGTGTTCCTAAACATATATCAATCTAATATGTCTGACTTGCTGCATACAAGGGCTTACGGGAATAAGCCCTATGCTATTTCAATCATGGATGGTGGTTCTCACCCGTCATACAAGCCCAAGCAATCGTCTACTACTACGTCTACCACCACAACCGTAAAAAGTAATTCTGGTTCAACTACTACAACTGTTTCAAGCTCTACTTCAACGGGCGGTAGTTATTAATGACACGACTTACCTACTCTCCAATAGCGGTAAAAAGCCAAGCGACAACTTACTACGGTTTCCGTGGGATAGATAGGTCGCGTGACATTACCGCTATGGAGACGGAGAAAGAACAGAACTTTTTTAAGCTTGAGAATTGTTATGTTGATTATCGTGGTCAGCTTATTCGTGATCCTAAATTCTTTCTTCATAAGGGTTCCAATAGGTTCCCCGTAAAATCGTTACGTTTTTACAATCGTGAGGGTGTCTGCTTTGCTGAAGAGGATGCTGCGAATACTCATCTGGCTTCAGATAGAGGTCATCGTGTCGAGCAAGCATATGCTAAGAATGCTATAATAAACATGACGAACTTTAAGGGGAAGGTGCATATCTTTTCTGAAGATGAGCGTATGTATCGTTATGATGGTTTTCAGTTTGATACATCTACCGCTTCTATAAAGCCCTCGTTTGGAGTTCCCATTCAGAGGCGACTTGCGGTTGCGGGCTTTAAAGACCGCCCGACTACTATTGAGTTTAGCAGGGTTGACGATCCTGATATTTTTATTGCTGAAGAGGCAATAACGGCTGAAGTTACTCGCGCCTCATTTATCGACATATCTAATCTGATTGGTACTGCCGATGAAATCACTGGAATGGGTACGTTTGAAGCAAACCGTTTAGCGGTTTTCACAAAAGACCAAACGCTCGTCTACATAATAGACCCAGATTTTGAGCAATGGCAGCTTGATAGCCGTGCGAACCTACGGATTGGCTGCATCTCCCATGCCTCAATTGTAAATGCTGGAAGTGACCTATTGTTCTGTTCTCGTCGTGGCATTCACTCAATCATGCGCTCAGAGCAAAACGGTATTACCATTGCTGAAGCTTCTCTTTCTGATGAGGTTGAGCCTCTATATCAAGAACTTGTTAAGACAACACCTGACCCTCGTATGATTAGTGCGGTGTATGATCAAGATACCCAAACTTATCATGTATTTTTTCCTCGCCGTGGTGGGACAAATACTCAACGCCTTTCTATGAATTTCCGTTCTGGATACGAGATGGTCAATTTTCAGTTGGGGGATACACTACTTCCTAGAGCGGGTGCGTTTCTAGGCGGTAGATTGATGTTTGGAACTGCTGACGGGATTTACGAAGCGACAGATCGTGTCATCGCTCAAGAGACGGGTAGTTCTGATTTGCGCCGTTCACCGATGGTAGCTGAAACTCCCGTCCTTTGGCTTGGGGATTTTCTTGGAAACAAAAGATGTCACTCAATAATAATTCAAGCAACAGGTAAGGGGCGTTTCTTCATCGATGCTTTGGATGATGAGGACAGACCTATGACGACTATTGAGGTCAACCTAGATCGTATTGCTGGTGACAAGCATTGGGGCGATGCACCTATTAAGAATGACTATAGTTTCCCCTTCAACCATATTTTTCGCGGTGTTCGTCTACGGTTCCGCACTGAAGATAAAGACGTAGAGACAGACGTAACACTAATTAGTTTTGCCTTTTTAATGCACAAGGAAAAATAAGATGGCCCGCCTAAAAGTTCTATACCCAGGAAATCACACATCCAGCGGCAATATCGGTGCTGATGTTGAAAATATTGTACGTTATATTAACAGCGCAGAGGTGGGTGATTTTACTCTTTCTGAATTAATTAAGGTTTTATTTGATGAAACTGGTGTCTTAAAAGCTCCCGTCGAATTACGGAATGACCCGACATCTGGTTTGCAATATCGTGTTGGTACATACACAGACAGTACAACGGGCTGGCAATCTCTAGCAACTACTGCTGAATTGCGCGGTACATCTGGTGTTGATGTCGGTACTATCGGTGCTCCAATATTTAATGGAAGACAGGACTTTACTTCGACATCTGGACAAACTGCTTTCTCTTATGCTCATGATAGTGCAGACGCTATCTTGCTTTATCTGAACGGTGCTCTCCAAGCCACTTCCGCATTCTCAACAAATAGTGTTGCGAACACTGTTACACTTGGCGCGGGAGCAACAACTGGTGATGCAATTTCAATCTTTAAGGTGCAGGGCGCAAACGCTACTGGATTTTCTAGGACGGATACAATCGCCCTAGCGAACCAAGCTGTTTTCCCTTACGTTCACACGGCTGATCAGAGTATAATGATCTATCGAAATGGTGTGATACAGCGCAGCGGATCATCAAACGATTACACAACAAGCCCATCGCAATCGACGGTAACTTTCACAACTGCTTTATCGGCGGGTGATGTGATAACTTTCTTGCGGGTTGAGGACACTACTCAGGTTAAGGTTAGCGGCCTCATGACAGAGGACACCTATACCAATACTTCTGGTTTGATCCCATACAACAAGCTTGCAGTTACGGATAATGAAATACCTCAGACTAAGGTATCAAATCTAACAACACTTCTAGCCAATCGTGGACGAATGTATGTGTCTTCTACCGCTCCAAGCTCACCAAATGCGGGTGATATGTGGGTAGATACATCTACCTCTCCGAATGTTTTGAAATTTTATAATGGAACGGGTTTCCTACTTACAAGTCCAGACACAGGTATTCCAGCGTTTAGTACGACAAATGCTTTACAATTCTTACGGGTTAATTCAACGGGCGGTGGCCTTGAGTTCAGTGACGTAGACGTAACTGCTTTAGTCCCAAAGACTTACATTGGCGCAGCCGATGGTGTGGCTGGTTTGGACAGTACGGGTAAGCTTCCGATTGCACAGCTTCCAGATACGTTTGCTACGCGCAGTTTCTTCTTTCAAAAGCAGGGAAGCATAGCTGACGGGAGTTATGTGATTACCCGCGCTTATAAGCAAAATGTTCGTATTGATGCGATTGCTGTAAAGTCTTCATCTGGGTCTGCAAACGTGCAACTCAAGATAAACAATATACTTGCGGGGGATGTGATAGCTGCATCTAGCTCTCTGACTGAGCAAAACCTTTCTGCCTCTATAGCAATCGATGCGGTGACTACATCGAAAGAGATTGCGTTCACTGTAAGTAGTGCAAGTGGTTTGACGGATATTGAAATTACTTTAGCGGCGGTCATTACGAATGTCTAATTTATCCAATCAGCAAATGAGAGCGATAGCCCAAGAGCTATCTGGCATGGGCAGATACGGCGATAGCCAAGTTGTTCATGTAAATCCTAAAGAGATTGAGATGCTAAAAAGAATGGGTGGTAGTGGTACGATCAACCCAAAAACGGGGTTGCGAGAGTTTGCTACTCAAACTCAAAAAGATTTAAATGACGCACTCAAGGCGAGTGGTAATGTGTGGACTAAAGAAGTCAACGATCTCGCAAAGAAGCGTGACGCAGAAAAAAATCAGGTCTACGACGACACTACCAAAACTTATTCCTCTACGACTACTAACAACAAAAGTGGTGGTAATAAGACCAGCAATACAGATAGCAGCGGCGATAAGACAACGTACAATGGCATTATTGACGCGATTGACGGTGGTGGGAAAAATGGTTCTGGCTCTTATTACTTTAACGGCACAAGCTCTGAATACAAGCAATGGCTTGAGGACAATGACCTAACAGACGATAGGTATTTATCTGGTGACGAAGCTGCTGACCAAACTTTGTTTCGTAGAATAACTGGATACGATGATGGAGGTGATATTACCGATGGCGGTGGTATGGGGAAATCGGGGGCTACTTACGGTCATGGCAATTTTGGCTACTTGGATACGGACAAAAGCGGAAAAATAGATGAAGATGAGGTAGAGGCTGCTAACTTCCCCAGCGGTGGACTTCCTGGTGGTATTGATGGAAATGATGACAGCACATTTTCAACGGTAATGAATATAGTTGGCTTGGTCACAAACCCCGTGGCATATCTAGCGGGCAAAGGAATAAATTCGTATTTTGATGTAGATGGTGTCGGGAATATGTTTACCAAGAATGGTGAGCCATTCTTGAACCTTGATAGTGAATTAACACCAGAGCAACTTGCCGCTCACAAGGCACATATAGACAGCCTCAATGACAATGATGACAAGAATGAAGTTGTAATCGAAGACGAGATTGAGGAAGAGGTTGCAGAAACAACGAGCACCGTAACGGCTGCATCTTTGAGCGAGGGAATGTCAGGCCCACGGTATCGAAGCGTTGGTTTTTCATCTCGTCCAGAGCGCAGAAAGTTTATTAAGTATGATTATTCTGACGGACAGGCTAATCCAGTAAGATCGTACACAGGAAACGCAAAACCTTTTCATGTTTCCACATCGCGCGACAGTATGGCGGGTTATGCAATTACTGAGGCAGCATCCAATGCTGTTGACCAAATGATTTCCTCTATGCCCACAAGCGTTCAAGAGAGTTTGCAGGGGGAAATATCCATTCAGCAAACAACTGACAACAAGCTTGCCCTCTATGTCGGTGATGAGACTAGCGGCTATATCGAAGCGACTTATGACCCTGCGAAAGACGGTCTAAAAACTGCTTTGCAAGACGTATCTAATATGCTGGCATACTCTGAAGCATCTGGTGACTATAAGATCGACGCTGGCTTTACGGGTCGTGTCAGATCGGCAGAGCGTTTCCAAGGTTATTCAGACGAACAGATAAATAATCAGATTACCTTGCTTGAAACGGAAGCTGAAAATTATGAAGAGAATGATCCTCTTCAATTTCTTTGGTTAGAGAGACTTCAAGAACTAAGGGATGAGTTATTTCGTCGTGATGGTGGAGCTGAAGCCTCAACGTCTGCCTATGCAGTGAACGGGGTCACAAGGGCTGTAGCAGAAGTGGCGAAGTCTTTCTTGGTTTAAGGACGATTTTTACTGAGCAAACAGTTAAAGTCTTTACAAAATAGGACAAAAAACATGGCATTTTCCACATCGATCTTAGGGTCAAACGATATTTTCGGCGCGAACACAGGAACAAGCATCAAAGATCGTAAGACTGCTGCGGCTATGGGTAAGCAAATTTCAGATCAGGGTCGCAATGGCGACACTATGATGATCCATGCTTCACCTTTCACTATGAAGTTACTTCAAGACATTGGCGGGGCTGGTTCGTTTAACCCCAAGACAGGAATGTTAGAGTTTTACAACGTCGATGACTTGATGAAAAAAAAGATGGGTTACTAAGTTCAAATGGGTTGGGTCGATGAAATAACGATGCTTTTTGCCAAGGATGAATATTACGGAAAACGTAGTGCAAAGATTATGATTAACTCTGTCTATCCATCCATTGCAAATAGGAAGTACCTGACTTGGGAAAAAGATGAAAAGGTAATTGGCTTTGCTTCATATGGATTTCTAAAAGAAAAAGAAATTTCTGAAAACAAATATAACGGTACTGAAGTTTTCTGTCGGGATGATGGAGAGGTACTTCATGTATGTCAGTTTGTTTGCGCTGGTGATCGAAAAGATGTTTTTCGTTTTGCTCGTCAAATACAAAAGAAGCTATCTAAGAAATATCCAGATCGCCCGTTTGCAACGGCAATCAGAAAAAAAAGTGGGTCAGAAAGACCAGCTAAATATGTGAAAGGATTAGCGTCATGAGCCGCTTTGCACTTATAAACCCGTTTCAAATTTCCCCATTTATTAATGGCATTGCTTGGCGCACGGATGGTGACGGTGGTGGCGGTGGTTCCAACAACGATAGCAGTAGCAAGACTGTAGAAAAGGGCGAAACACTATCTCAGATTGCTGAAGACAATGACATGTCGATTGAAGAACTTGCGGCGGCTAATAACATATCGAATGTCGATGACATTAAAGAGGGTCAAGTGCTTGATCTGTCGGGTGCTGGTTCTGGATCGTCAACTTATAATAATGATATAGGTCTTGGCGGTGTTGGAAGTGATAGCATTAAAGACGATAACGCCAATGAACCTGTGCTTAGTAGCACGAACACGACTACATCTAAAGACATGGAAGTTAGAAACTCGTTAAGTAGTATCGAAGACGGTGACTATTTTGCAGCACTTGCGGCTGCTGGTGAGAACGATCAGAGCACTCTTGATAGTATGGCTTTGGATGTATCTCAGATGACGGACAAGCAAGGTGCTTTGGCTGCTTACAATGCTGGTAGCAATGTAGATGCTGTTAATCAATATTACGACAATGCAAATGATGGATCGTTAAATCAAAGCATAGAAGACATCTACGGAAGCACCAATCCCTCTAACATGTCAACCAGTTCTAATGATGCTAGAAATGATGGCAGTAAGTCTTTTGAAAACATGGCTATTGCTCAAGGAATGTCTGATGACGTTTTTCAAATAGGTAATAATTCAGTAATAAACGCCGATGCGAATAACGCCGCTCTTGGATACAACACAGATTTGGGAAGTAGTTATCTCAAAGATGGCGATCAAATGTTCAAGATTGATCCAAACGAAGAACTTCAACAAGCTCTTGAAGCGACAGCTTTAAAAGAGATGGAAGACAACGCAACTCAAAATAGCATGGAAGCGGTTCAGAGTTTTGGAGATATTCTACAAACTGAAATCCAAAAATCTGAGGGTGCAGACGGAGCAAACTTATCAGAAGACGAATATCAGACTGCTACAGATAAAGTATTAGTCGAACAGTACGGCTGGACGCGCGGCGAGGATGGATCAGCTAACGCTCCTGATGGAGTGGTAGTTGAAAACTCGGTTGATAATTCTAATTTTAAACCCGCTGGTCTTGAAAGCATAGGTGAGACGGGTCTTGATGGCGTAACGGCTGAAGACATTCTAAATTCATCTGTTGGTCTTGGGACAAAGTATTTGGAGTATGATCTTAACGGAGATGGAAAGGTCAGTTCTGCAGACGCTAGAATGATGTTTGTAAATGAACAAGCCAATAGTGAAGACGAAACTGCTGTTGACGAAAGTGGACTTACCGACGAACAAAGAGTTTACAACACTTTATCTGCCGAAGACAAAATCAAGGCAGATAACGGCGATCTCGTTTGGGATGCTTCGTCAAACGGATTTAGACGTACCGACTACACCGAGATGAACGCAGAGCAAACAGCATACGCACAAATGTCGCCAGGATTTAAGCAAAAAGTAGATAACGGAGAACTAACTTGGGACGCTGGGTTAGGAGAATATGTTGAAGTAACGTCGAACGAAAAACAATCTGACTTTGAAACTATCGAAGGTCTGTTATATAGAAATGGCGAGCTTTACACAGGCTCGGCTCCTGATGGAGAATACATAGATGGTGTCGTTCAAGACGGCGAAGGTGAGAGCAACCAAGGCAAACCAGACGGTTATGACGAAGGTACAAACACTTGGTATTATGATGGGAAAGGCTATGGCAGCGAGGCAAGTTACAACGCAGCCATGCAAGCTGATAAAGAATTAAACGACAATGCCAAGGTAGGATTTAACTTTGGCGATGATATGATGCTGACCAAAGATGGTCAGTATTACACTGGTGAGTATGAAGGGAAGATGTACGAAGGCGGGATGGAGGTCGAAGGTCAAAGCAAACCAGACGGTTATGACGAAGGTACAAACGCTTGGTACTATGGTGGAAAAGGCTATGGCAACGAAGAACTTTATAATCAGACAAAGGAAATCGCAGAGGGATCAGGCATTCGTTTAATTGGTGGGCGTATGTATGAAGGCTCCGAAATTTTCAATGGCGAGTATGATGGTAAAGTTTATGAAAATGGGGCTGTCACTGGTGACGTAGACAAATATAAAATCACTGGTCAATCTATTGGTGACGGTGAGTTTAATGCTGAAGACATCGGAAACGCTGCTATCGGATTAGGAACCATATACGACGAATACGATTTGAATGGCGATGGTCGGGTCACTCAGCAAGACGCATTGATGTGGGCGCAGAACAATATGACTGAGGAAGAATTTGCTGCTGAAGTTGCTAGGAGGGCGGCTGAAGAAGCTGCTAAGAAAGCCGCTGCTGAAGCTGCTAACAATGGCGATGATAATTTTTCTGACACTAACAACGATGGGCAAATTACTGCTTTAGAGGCAGAGATTGCTAATCTCCGTCAACAGCTTGCTCTTGTCACAAATTCGTCAACACAAGAAACTAAAGGTCTATCGCGCGAAGAAATACTTTCAATGATTACAGCGGCGATGAAAAATAACAATGCTTCAAATTACAACCCTGCGGCCTTTATGAACGCTTTTGGTTTTAGTAATGCGCCTAGTTATTTTGGTCAAACTATTCCCACCTACATGTCACAAGATGGAGTTTATGAGCGTCGAGCCGTGAAAGACAAAGACACGGGCGAAATTCGTTATGTGAACGTACCAATCGGCAATGCGTCACTAGCTGGCACATCTGGCTTTCAGAAGCGGAGACGCGAAGGTTTTGGAAACGCGCTAGACTTTTAATAGGAGACGTTAAATGAGTTGGTCAGAATTACTTCCGACAGATATGCAAGGATGGGTTAATCTTGGCTTGGGTGTTGGCAACATAGGATCGTTATTGAGGTCTAGTCGTGAAGCTGATCGCTTGTCGGGCATGACGCAAGAGCAAATTGATGCTGGCATAGAACGAAACAATGAAATTTATGATCTTTACGCAGAGGGTGGGGCAGTCATGTCCGACAATCTGTCTAGGTTGCTCAACGAGTATGGCGATTTTGGACAAATAACGCCCGCCACTATGAATATGTTTTCTGAATTTGTATCTGGAAATCGTGCCGAGGAAGAGGCGGCTAATAAAAAAACTGTTGATGGTCTAACTGAATATGACGTTGCCCGCTTGAGGGGTATGGAAGATATGTTCCGCGAGTTTTCTGACACGAAACTGTCAGAAGGACAGGATGAGGTTTACTTCCAAGATGCTTTAGCAAAACTCAATGCACCAAACACATTAGACTTTGCTAGGATGCAAGATGACTTGACCATGAAATTTATGTCGGCGCGGCAAGCTAATACTCAGCAAGCTATCGATAATCAATATGCAAAAGCTCTAGCAAATATTCCAGAAGGGATGGAGAACTCCACCCTGCGTGTTCAAATGGAAAGAGCGAGTGCCGACTTAGCAAGGGAAGCTTATAACAAAGATATGATCGATGCCGTGGGCGATGCTCAAAATTACATTTCTGGATTGCAGGGCGCAGCGTCTAACCAACAGAACATGGATAACGCAGAACGGAATATGAGCCGAAACCTAGTCAGTGACGGTCTTAACTACGGCACGACTACTTTGGCAAATAACTTGTTGGGCGGTCAGTATGGTCAAGATTTTTATGGCAATGAGAATGCTATGAGAGGACGAAACATTAGTGAGCTTGGTGCTCTGCAAGGCATGAGAAATAACACTGCCGTTACCGATTATACGACTGCTATGGCTACGTTGAGCGGAGAAAACGCTATGGCTAATGACTTCATTTCGCAAGTGATGGGTTTGTCAACGGCCCCATACAGTTATACGGCTGACGGTTCAGCGGGAATTAGCAACTCATCAGCGGTAACTGCACTAGGGAACTTGTCTTCTAACTATCAAAGTCTAGCAAATTCTAATGCTGAAGGTTTGGGCAACTGGTGGTCAAATACTAAATCAAATTTGTAGGATAAATAGATGCTTAACTTTGGATCGTTTCAAAAAAGTTATACCGAAAATGAAAAGCGTCTTGATGGAAAGCGCAAAGAGAATGTTGCTCTTTACTCAAATTTTATTCGGGATAACCCTAATGCAAGCGTAGAGGATCGGGATCAATATGCCGAAAGTTTGGCGGGTGGGAACAAAGGTTTTCGATCTGTGCTCCCTTCTCGCTCTGCGATGGAAGCAAATGTTGCTGAAGTGAAACGAAAGAAAGCTGCGGCGGGTGCAAAACTTGCCCGTGCTGAAGCGGATCGTGAACGAAATATAAAGCTACAGAACCTTAAACTTGCGAGTGATGCAGCTACATGGCTTGGTGACAGTCTTCAAACGTCTGATATGAAAACTGCTGCTAAAGGTGTAGTAGACCTTTATGGTGAATTTTTACCAAAGGGTAGCATTGATGCAATTAAAGCCCGTGGTGATCGATTGGGGTGGGCAAAGTATCAACAAACAGTTTCGCCATTGCTGCAAGCCTATCGCCAGAACCCTACCGAGGCTGGCCTAAATGCTTTAAAAATGGCTGGCTACAATAGTGATTATGGAGACAGAATGATAACTGCCGAGGGCAATTATTTAGCAACAGCAAAAAAGAAAGCAGTTGCTAATGTTACTTCTGCTGCAATGGATTTAGCTGCAAACACTGATATAAACGATGACACCACTTATAACGCTAAACAGGCGAAAATATTTGCTGATGCTGGCACACTTCTGACTGAGGAAGAAAGGCAGACGATAACTAGCTCTGCTATGAGCAGAAGAGAGACGATTAAAGCTGAAATTAAAAAAGCTGCCGATGCAAAGCTTGTCGGCATCGCTAATTCGCTGATTTCTGAAATTGGGACAAATATAAAATTTGATAGTATTCCTGAGCTAAAAGAACGCCTAGACGCTGCGATAAAAGCTGACCCAAAATTAGATGGGGTAAATACGTCTGATGCTATGGTTATTCTTGAAGACGCTTTTAACGAAATAGAAAGAGCAAAATTTGATGCTGCAAATGATGCTGAAGTTGCAAAGACTGCAACGGAGACAGCGGCCCTTGTTCAAGCAAGAAACGTCGATTTAAAGGCTAATGAAATATCAGCAATCGTAGAAAACGAAATAATGTCTAGGACGCCTGTTCCCGTTGATGGGGATAAAATTATGTCAGAGGGATACACTACTCAGGTTGCTCAAAAGGGTGCTTCAGTAAGACAGGCTATAACAGTTCTAAGTGGTCAAGGAATGAACCTTTCCGATGCGGGGGTCGTCGCAGAGCTTGTAAGTACAGCCTTTGAATTGCAAGATCGAAAACAAGGGGCGGCTAGTCTTGATGCAACAATCGACATCGATCATGAGCTATTGATAGAAGCGTATGACGAAATGTTAAACAGCACCTCTAGCCCTATTGATCCAGCGGAACGCGCGGCGACACAAATGGCACTTGCTACCTTGGGGTACGGTAGTCTTAAAGAAGCTTATAAAGGGACAGGAATAAATCAGGTTACTGCCGCGATTGAAGAACAGCTAACAGGGATTATTGAAAGAAATAATGATATTCTTGGTGAAGAGAGATCAGAGCTAAGTAGCATTATAACGGCATCTGAAAATAAAGTAGGGACACTTCTCAGGAATGTGGAAGGTCAAAATGTTACTGGCGCAGTAAGTGTCAAGCCAAACGAGATGGGTCTTGCTGATCGTGGTGATCAACTTATTACGGCTGCTACTGATTTGGAAGGTGTTCAAAATCTGACTGATTGGGCAAAGGGAAATAGAGTAACTTTACAAAGAATTTCTAACGACAGAAATCTTATGGTCAGTGAAGTTACTCGACTTAAAGCCCTTATGCGCCACCCAATTTATCGCAATGATGAGACTGCTATTGCCGTGGGCAAGGCAAAACTAGAAGCCTTGGAAGATAAGATCGATACGGTTACTGGCTTGGCGGCTACTTTGGGTCAGAAGATCAATGATGCAGCAAAATTAATCAACTCGTACCGAGAGGTTACGCTAGAGCCAAACGAAAGAGAGCAAGTCCAAACTACCTTTGCCGCGCAAATTAAAGGTAAAAGTGAGGACGAAATATTTAAAAATGTTTGGGCCTTTGTGCAACAGCTTGAACAGCAAGCACCAGGAACTATGGGTAACATTGTGCGCGAAAATTCTTCTATTGATACGAGGGGACAACCTACGACTGAAAGTGGTGAAATACCATTCGGCCCATATATTAAAGAAGAGGTTCCCGCTTCTGGCGTAGGTAGAATATTAGGTGAAGGTAATATCAAAAACACTGTCCCTGATTATATGAAATACATGAAAGAAATCTATTCTATCCTTAAAATGGAAATGCCCACAGCAACAGAAGCTAGGCAGATGATCGAAGGTAAAAACCTCAATGAGCGGTTCTTAGATGGAATGGATAATTTGGGTGAAGGTGTTGGTGATTATTTTAATTACTTATTTAAGGGCGATGA